TATTAATCAGGGCATATTTAGTGCCTTTATATCGGTGAAGCTCAATCGCTTTTTTAATCAATGCACGTTTTTCATCGTCCGTTTTGGTGTTCAACCAACCTTCATAGCCCATAATATGAAATTGGTCGGCAAGGTGAACAAGGGCAGAGGAATCAATAGTGTCGTCTAAATAAACAAGCAAAACATTTGTATCAATCTCTTGAAATCTCGCAAAAAGTTCGTCAAAAACTTGTGACGATAAATCATTTAAAGGGGTTATTTCACTCATCAATTTCGCCCTCATAAGTTATATTGAACTCCTCTAAATTTGCCCACTGATTAGCTCCAACTGTTTGAAAAACAGGAGAAGTAAGTTCAACATCGTAAACGCGATAAATCGCATTAAGTATTGCGATTATTTGATTTGGGACAATATCTTTATTTAATTTTGATTTAAGCGCCGTTTTATAACTGTTTAAACTATTATTAACAGCCATTTGAACGCTTGTTAAATCTGCATAAGAGTATAACGTTAATTTTGCAGTTATAGAAAAATCAACGGATTCAGGTTTTTTGACTATTACATTGTCGGTCAAAGGTCTTATTTTATCGGCACTCAGATAATCTTGGACTATGGCGATTAAATCATCGCTCGGAGTTCCTGTATCGACAAGCGGATAAACCTCAACTACTCCTGCGGATGGCGAAATTACAGCGACATCGATTATGCTCTGATCCGCAGATAAAGTGTGGAACTCATAAGCTCCTTTACTTCCTGCATTGGAAAAACTTTCGGGAGCCTGGCGAATTCTTTCTCTTAAACTGTCCGCACTTTCTTCATCTTGTCCGCCGGAAGTGACTGTCGTATTTGTAACTGTAACAACATAGCCTAAAGGTGTTAAAAGATTTGTGATTGAGTTGATTTCATAATCATTTGTGTCATTTCCTGCGGTTGTACAGGTTGCTTTAACTGAAGCTGTGAGCGAACCTGCTTTGATTATTAAATCTTCTGTTGTTTCAAAAATATATTTCCCATCGTTTGATTCAATTTGAGTGCCGGAAGCAATTGTAATATCAAAAGTTTGCACAATATCAAGAGTAAAAAGAAACGTAGCACTTGAATATTTTGCCTCAAGAATAGTTACACCGACTAAAATCCCGATATGTTTTAAAACCTCCAAAGTGGCATAATTTAAAAGGTTTGACTCAGCGATAGATTGTATTTTTATCCGAAGCAAAGTTTCTCTATATGAACCGATATCGATTAAAATTCTTTCAATCTGTGCATCTTGCAGAGTCTTACCCGTTTTTTCCTGATAAAGTGCAATCCACTCATTTGTGATAGTTGTCGCATCTCTGTCGATAAAATTCGGTTCGGGCAATTGTGTTGTCACGCAATCACCTCCGTAACCGAGGTGATGTCAGACTCTACAAGATTCCATTCAATTTTTATTTTCACATTTGCTTCGTCAAGTTCTGCTGTAACTTGGCTGATTTCGACTCTTGTTTCCCACTCGGTAATTGCATCAATAACTTCTCTGATAATATTCGGAATTGCCTCCTGCACAGGATAATCGATATATTGAAAAATATTTGAGCCAAAAGTGGGGCGATGTGGGACTGAGCCTTTTTGAGTTGTCAAAATGATATAAATACACTGATTTATATCCTCAATGCCCTGCACAACTTCGCCGATATCGTTCAGCTTCGGCTGCCAATCAACATATTTTATTTCGCTTAAAATAGTCGTCATTAATTCATCTCCTTATCAGGAGCGGATGTAGGATTTCCCATATTTCCTGTATGGGTGTGCGGATTGTATTTATCTCTCATCGCTTGCATTGAGCTTGTTTTATCAGAAACATCCTTAGCGGAAGTTATACCGGCAGAGTTTTGCAGTTTTCCAGTCTGATTAATATCAGAAATAACATCAATACCCTTAAATTTAAGAGTAAGAATCCCTGTCGTTTTATCAAACTGAATGAATGATTCGTCTTCAAACTTAATCATAAGTTGAGACTTTGAACTCGCAGGTGCAGAATCTAAAGCGGAATAAATTGCACCTAAAATTACACCTTCCTCTGAGTTGTCATCCATAAGACAAGCAACGTGTTCGCCGATATCAGGAATTGCGTAGAATTTATCTTTTTGAGTTTTTTGTTGCAGGATCGGAAGCCAATATGACAAAATATCATCATCTGCAAATTGCACACGAGCCTGAGCGAGCGTTGGATTTATATTGGTTACGATTCCAAACTTTAGCATGATTTCACCTCCAAAACTGTCTTATATCCTGCGGATTTATCAATTTTGTGTTTTGCTTGAGTAACATGGTATTTGCCAGAGAAATGCCCAATACCTTTGAGTTCAATATTTATTCCTGCAACCAAATATTGATTCCCGATTAATTCAATTGTGCCTTCAATTCCTGTGTCGCCCTTGGACATAGCGGCTTTTGCTTTTGCTTGAGCCTGTTGTCTGTTTTCACAGCGGGAAGTAATTTTTAGAGTATCGCCATTAACAACATTCGGATTTTTTACAGTTGTTTTAACTGTTTTGCCGGTTTTTGGGTTATGATAACTTACCTGAACTGCTTTGTATTTTTGGCTTGTTTTTTCTGAAAGACTTATTCTTGATAAATCTTTTTTATTAAATATCTTTGTCGGAAGTTCTGACTTTAATTTTTCTGTCTCATAAAAAACAAGAGAGTCAGCAGTTATTTTAAAAATGTAACCATATTCTTCAGCAATCTTTTTCAAGAACTCCAAGTCTTTTTGTTGATTTTGGGTTATGCGCAGAATTTTGACATCTGCGATATTTCCCACCAGTTTTAAATTGTGCTTTTTCGCTATTTCTGAAGCAATTTGCTTTAGTGATTTATTTTCATAAGCAATAGAATTCTTTTGTCTCAAAGGTTTTTTAATGCTTGTCGCAAGTGCTTTTACAGTAATTGTGTCTGGCGGAGTTTCATATTCAAGTTCATCAATTTCAAACTTCCCACAGTTCAAAAGTTTTTGTCCCTCATAACCGATAGATAAACTAAGCACATCACCCTTACTTGGAATCCAAGAGGATTGCCAAAGCTGTTCTGAATCTTCAAAGGTTATGCTTATTTCATCACTTTGCCCATGTTCAAAGTCAGTATAATCAATGTTTGTAACGTATTTAGATACGTCTTTGGTTATATCTTTAGTGCCATATATTAATTTGTAAGTCGGGGTTAGCATTTATGTTCTCCATGGTGGAAGGTCTGAGGTAATTTCGTCTGTGGTTTCAATAACCGGTATTTTTAATTTGATTCCGGCTTTTAAAATTGGGGTTATTTCAACATTCGGGTTCGCTTTGATTATGTTTTCGTATAGGGTTGCATCGTTGTAATATTTGTATGAAATCAAGTCCCATCTGTCTTTATCCTTTGTTATGTATGTGTAAAATTCACTCATTGGACCTTAAGTCCTTTCGATTTTTGTTTCTTTTCAGGGATTTTACCTGTGTATTCTCTCAGCTTTAAATCAATCTGAATCGAGTTTATATAGCCTTGCTTACTGGCTTGCTCCGTTACTGATGAAATTTCTGTGATGACAAAAACTCCAATGTATTCGCCATTTCCTTTTATAAATTTGAGAGGTGTTGCTTTTTTAGCTGTTTCCTTTAGCTTTTTGATTTCTAGTTCAGGGGTGCAAAAATTTGTGTGAAAATTAAGTTTTATAGATTGTTCCTGTAAGTTTTCACCTAAAAATTGAAGCATTGGTTTTTGATTAATGCGTGGATGTTCAGCGTAATTATAAGAATTTGTTTCCTCAATTCCATTGAAATACGTTATCAAATCAAATTTTATTTCTCCAAGCTGTGCGAACATTGTCTTTCTCCTTTAATCTTGCGACCCTGAAATAAATTCAGGGCGACACATCTCTATTTCGCTCCGCTCAAGAGCTGTTGTCGGTTGTGCGAACATATTAGTATGCAAGCCTCATCTTTCTTTGTTCTTCAGCTTTAACAATTCTCAAAATTTCTTCTTTATGCTTTTTAAGCATTTGGGCAAAATCCTCCTTCGCAGTAGGACTTGCATTATCAATTGAGATATTTGGGCTGTAATTGATTATTGTTGAGCTTCCGCCCATATTCCCTCGCGCCACGTTGCCTTTTAGCGGATTGGCGGCAGAGGGCCGAAGCAGCTTTGATGCGTGCCCATTTAATGCCGCCAACCAAGTGCCCTTAGAACTAAGGCTCAGTGCCTTGTTCATCGCAGTTAAAATCGGTAGCGGCTTTATTGTGGCAGCAATAGTTTCTGCAATTTTTACTTTGTGCAAATCTTTGAGCGGTCCCATTTTAGCAGGCGAATGTGGCAGATGATCCCTTATTAATTGAGTATGCTTGCCGATTGCTTCTTGAGTTTTACCTGTTTTTGAAAGCATTCCAAAAGATAAGAAGTCGGCGATTTTGGCGCCAAGTTGAAACATCTTTTTGACTAAGTCTGTGACTTTCAAAATGATTTGAGCGAGAACCTTGCCGAATTTTACACCCATTTTTTCTGCGGCTCCGCCTGTATCTTCAACAGGTTTTATAAGGTTTTTAAACCAATTAAAAACAGCTTTTAAAGGCACTAAAATTGGTGATAGGGCTTGAGCTAAAGCATTGAACGCAGGTTTTAAAGGAGCAAGCCCCTCTTTTAAACCTGTAAACACACCTCTGAAAAATCCTGTAATTGGTTTCCAGTATTTGTAAATAACAAGTGCAACCGCACCTATTGCAAGTGCAATCCAGCCGATTGGCGAGGTTAGGAGAGTCAACGAAAAGGCTCTAAATGCCATAATCGCACCTTGGATTTTACTTGGGATTCCTAAAAATCCTGACTTCATAGCATTCAGTCCTGCAATAATATTTGTAGGAATAGCTTTTACAGAAGTTATACTCCACGTTTTGAGAGCTTGGATAGAATTGAAAATATTTGATGGTAACTCTTTAAAACTTCTGATTAATCCTGATCTCAAATTATTATCAATTCTTTTAATATCAGCCATCAAGCCATTTTTGAAAGAGAAATTTGACAGGTCGAAACCAAAAGTATTTCCAGCAGCTTTAATTTTTGATGAAGTTTCAAGGTTGTGCAAAGTTGTATTTAAACCAAGAAATTTTAGTAATTGCATTCCATTTTGTGCGACAACAGGAGTCAGCTTTTTCGCAGTATTTAACAATGAGCCATACCCGCTTGTTAATTTTCCAACAAGAGTTACAACCGCACCGAAGATAGTTAGAATTATTCCGCCACCTGTTAACCCAATTATTGCTTTAAAAAGTCCTTTTTGAAGTAGTGGATTTGAGTTTATTTTTTCAAGGATTTCATTCGCTTTTCTCAAAGGTTCTGCAAGGTTTGGTAAAATTAATTCCATCATATTTATCTTTAATTTTTTCCACATCTCAAGAGTGGTAGTCATCATATTGTTAAAATCACTATCAACAACTCCATTTGCACTGAGTGCTGAGGCCTTGATTCTTTTGTATTCGTCAAGGTTTTTCATCATTGGTTTGATAAAATTCAAAACTTGCATGTCTTGAAAAATTTCAGATACTTTAAAAACATCGCCTTTGGTTGCCCTGTTTAATATATTCATCATTTCCAAAATTGGGTCTTTACCTTGAGCGACAGCTTTTAAAAGTTCTGATTTTAAATCGATGCCAAATTTTTCACTAAAGTTTTTAATCGTTTGAGGAGCGGTAACTTTTTGCATGAAATTTTGCAAGTTATTAGCAGCTTCAGGTGCATCTTTTGCACCTTTCATCGCAACTTGAAGTGCAGCGCCTAATTGTGCAACAGCAGGAACGCCTTTCATTCCTAACATACTCGCACTTGCAGTAAGTCCTGGGAACTCACCAGCCATATCCTTTAATTCGAATCGACCTTCTTTTCCTGATTGGGCAAGTATATCCATTGTTTTATTCAACTCATTAACTGGCACTTTCAAGTTGTCTGTTAGAGAAAATGCTGTCTTTGAAATATCAACAATTGCTGCCTGTTCTGCTGTTGCAGTTTTACCGATGACATTCATATAATCAAGTGCCTTGGTCGGATCAACACCTGAAGCTACAAGAACACTTAAACCCTCAATAATATCAGGTCGAAGTTGGTTTGAATATTTAGAGATTTGCCCGAGCCTTTTATCCATACTAGCAAGCTGTTTGTCGGTAAGCTGTCCTACATTCCCGAGCTCTCGAATTCTATGCTCCATTTCAAGAGTTAACGGAATCGCATCTGTAAGTCCCAATGAGTGAGCGAGTGCAAGTCCTGTTCCAGTCATCCCTGCACCGACAGCCATCATATTTTTGCCAAGTTTATCCAGGGACTCAGATGTGTTTTTGATTTTGCGTTGGAGTTTATCAAACTCTTCGTTAGACTTATTAACCGCATCTTTAATCACCCTCGACATTTTGTCAAAGGCAATAAGAGTTAAAGATACTTTCATTGCTGTGTCTAACATACTTCATCCAACGCCTCTGTTGTGCTCTGCTTATACTTGATTGACTCGTTTACCCAAAAAGAAAGCTCATCAAGAGTCATTTCTTTTATTTCACTGTGTTGCCAGCCGGTTGTTTTGGCGAGGTGGATGATGCAGTCGGCTTTAAGGACTTGAACTTTCCCGAGATTTCCGCCTGAAGTGCGAGAACATCTTCTAAGTCAAACTCTAATAAATCCTCGTAAACCACTTTTTGTCCGTCAACTTCAGCAAGTTCTGCGATAAGCGCAAATGTAATTTCTTCTGAAGTCTTTGCTTTTCTTTGTGCGTTTAAAAGGTGAAAACCTTTGCCTGATTCAAGTACTACTTTTTTCCCTGATGGTAATATTAATTCTGTTGACATATTTTCTCCTTTTCATTGTTATGATTACTCAATCCGCTACCCTCCGATGTTAGCTTTGAACGGTAGCAAAATATCTATACCATTAACTTTGTAGATATTTTCAAGAACATCTATTTCAAAAATATCTACCCCTG